CGTGACAACCTGCCGAGTTCCCACAGGTCACGACCCCATCCCAGAAGATGAACACTCATGTGGATGCCTTGTGCATGGAGGTTGTCCTTCATTGGCAAGACATATGTTCCAAGTAGCGTGTTGAGGCCTCCGCTCCATTCTTCGTAATCCTTGGAGACGCCGATCACAAAGGTTTGGTTGATGCGATGGATTTTAGCAGTGTAGAGATGCATCCGCACGAGTTCCTGGAAGCACACTGCCCACTCTGCTCTTGTGCGTCCTTGCGGCACGTACATCAACCGTAGGTCAGGATCACGCATCGCTATATTTGTACCTTCAAACCATGCTTCGTGTGCCTCAATTGCTCTCTTCACTGTTTCTCCAGCATCAAAGAGAACATCTGGAACTACTACCTCTTGTGCATTTAACTCTGCTGCTTGATCGGCAAGGATGAGGGGAGCATCGCCGGCGCCGTGTTCGTGCGCAGAATTGTCAAGAACTAGATATGCACCTTTTCTCCGTAGACGTGCGTAGTGTGCCTCATACCTTCTGTCTTTGAGTAGGTGAGAAAGGATCAGATGGAAGTCGCCACGCGCGAATTGCCGTAAAGCAGAAATGGGTGGGATCAATGCTGCTTTCAACTGGGCCTCCCAGCATGTCTCTCTATCTCTGCTATCCGTCTATCAAGATACCAGCGCGCCTTTTTGAGATCCGTAAGAAAATCAGATCCCTCTTTCTTCCCCGCTCTACAGATGTACTTTACCACATTGCCAAGATGATATCCAAGATGCTGGTCCTCGATGAAGTCGATAACCTCTATGTTTCCAGAGGTGTAGTGTGGCGGGTTGTTGACCTCGTCAGTTGCCATCTGCTGGTGCAGGAAGTGGTTCGCCAACATTTGGCATGGTATTGACCCACTGATTAAGGCCGGTCATCACTTCTTGTCCGAATTGGAAGATGTAGGTTTTGTTTTCTTGTGGATCCTCGATCTGTACCTGGTACCCGTCCACCTTCGTATTTGTGTCATCTGCAACAAGGTACCATCCGAGTTGACATCCCTGAAAGATGATTGTCTCTTTGTGAACCGTGCGCGGCATCTGTTGCTGTACCACTTGTGCCTGCCTTAGCATTTCTTCCAACCTTTGCGAAGGTGCTCCCTTTCTACTCACTCTCTTCCTCCTCTACCTCCATCCCGTGCATGAGCTCGAGTGATGCTACTACTGCTGCGGGACTGATGCCTGTCCGGTAACTGTCAAATTCGTACTCCAAAGGATCTGACACGCCGATTGACTTGAAGGCCTCGAGCCGAGCAACGCAGGTCGGACACTTGCCACAGGCGGGGTCACGACCTTCATAGCAAGACATCGTCATGTGCAGAGGTGCTCCAAGATCGATACCTTTCTGGATGATTTGCGCCTTGGTCATATATGTCCATGGACACACAAGACGTACTTGCCGGTACGTACCGACGTAGATAGCGTTCTGCATTGCTCCGATGAACTCAGGCGTACAATCTGGATACGCCCAGTTACGAGCATCCTCTGCATGCATTCCAGCAACAATAATATCACATCCACGTACCAGTGCGAAGGAAGCAGAGAGGGAGAGGAATGTGCCGTTGCGGTAAGGTACGTAAGTTGGAGAGGGTCCTTGTGCTTCTGCCAGTTCCTCATAAGTCATGTGCGGCATCTCATCTGGCACCATGAGCACGCCTGCTTTAGCGAGTTCGATGTGCTGGACGATATGCGTAACGCCAAGGTAGTCACAGATGTCCTTAGCATTATTTATCTCCACATTATGTCTCTGCCCATATAGAAAGGAAATCGCCTCTACGTTGCCGTACTCTTTTGCTGCCCAACAAAGAGCAACAGTCGAATCGAGTCCTCCGCTGTGTACGACTAGCGCAGTCATGAGTATTGCTCCAGTGCCTCGCCGAAAATCTTGCTCAGTTGCGCGACAGTGATCGGCGTGTCATCCTTTTCTGGATCGTCTGCTACTGTAATGTCTTGTAGTCGTCGCAGAAACAATCCGCACAACGATGCTACTGCTGCACGCGCTTCCGGATATGCGTTTTCTGTCATCTCACTCTCCTTTGTAGCAACGCCATGAACTCCTCACGTGACCCTTCGCCAGGCGTGAGGAAGTCGCCAGTTACAGCAGATGTCGTCGTCAAGGTTCCTGGTGTCTGAACTCCCCGCATGGTCATGCAGAAGTGTTCTGCTTCTACCACGACGATAACTCCTCGAGGTTGTAGACGTTCTTCCAGAAAGTCAGCAATCTGCTTTGTAAGTCGTTCCTGCACCTGAAAACGTTTAGCGTAGAGGTCGACCACGCGCTTAAGTTTGCTGAGGCCACAAATCACTTCCTTCGGTATGTATCCGATATGGGCGAATCCGACGATTGGTAGGATGTGGTGTTCGCACAGAGAGAAAAGCGGGATGTTGTGCTGGATAACCATCTGGTCAGCATCCTCTGCATCAAACGTCTTCCACCACGATCCGTCGTCGCGGTATCCTGCCGTTAAGTCGTTAAGGGCATCGCAGTATCTATTTGCAGTCGCCTCACGAAGTTCAGTGTCTTCCATTCCGAAGAAGAGCAAAAGTTCATCAGCGAGATCTGTCATACTGTAAACAAGAGGTCTTGCTCCTTCTGATGTTTCGTATCTATCGTCCACGAGCATTCCCCCATGCAAGTGTGTGGAGTTGAGGCATCACGCGCACGTCAGACATATCTGGATCACTAGCAACTTTCTCGAACAACCAGCGTGTTTTCTCTAGCACAACTCTCTGGGTGGCGCCAGGATCTGCAAGTGAAGGATTCACATTTGGATTACTAACAGTGGGCAACCACGGGTCCTCATTGCCAACAGAAAGGAAGAAGTCATATCTAGAAAATTGGTCGCGCATCTCTTTTGCCCACTCGTAGTCATACTCATCGAACACTACGATTTTCAGATATGCTTTCTGCCAGGTGTGCGGATTCCAGTATTCCCATTTTTCTATTACACGAGGGAAGGTCTGATCGTCCATTCCAGATGAAGGTGGTTTTGGAGAGAAGCACAACTCCTCTAGATCCACGTACCAATCTCGCCAGGTGCTGCCCTGTGTCTCCATCATGACTTTGTATCCGCGATTGTGGAGACGGTCAATCAGGTGTCTCAGATCGAGCAATCCAGGGTTCCCACCACTTAGTACAATCCAGTCAGGTGACCCTGGAAGTTGGTAGATCTTGTGGAGAATATCTGTTGAGTGCAATTGCGGAAGTTTGCTTACCTCCTCTGGTAGTACAGCGAAAGGAGTGTCGCACCACCTGCACCTAAAATCACACCCACCAAAACGGATAAAATAACAAGGAGTGCCAGCATGCCGTCCCTCGCCCTGAATTGTCGGCCCGAAGATTTCTGATACTCTAAATTTCTTGTCCAATGCTTCTCTCTCTACTGGCATATGCTTTTGGAGTTTCCCATACCTTCACCTGAACCCACACCATTGTCTCTGCCATCTTGAAGATCCTATCAGCAAGAAAGGCTGCCATGTTTTCTGCTGTTGGATTGAATGGCAGAAGTACAACTCCGTCTTGGGTTTGCAACCTTTGGATGATTGGATCCTGATCCCAAAGAAGCATGAAGTGATCCCACTGATTGATGAGGTCCTTGATGTCTCCAAAGTCGACCACGAACCCTGGGCCTTGCAGTTCTTTTGCTACTGCCTCGACTTGAATCCGATAGGTGTGTCCGTGCAATCGCGCACACTTGCCCTTATGCCCGAGGATGCGGTGACCAGCATCAATTGTGTTCTCTACAGTTATCGAAATCATGACTGTGCCTTGATCTGGATTCCGCCTCTTGCTTTTTGCGTTACTGTTACACTAACAGCATCTTCAGGTGCGCCTACACACTCTAGCACATCCTCCTTGATTTTCCTGCTGAGGTCCTCACAGAAGATGCCTTGCCCCCGGAGGGTCACGAAGTAGATTTTAAGCGACTTGCTTTCGATACTAACTCCTCCGAAAATAGTAATCAGCACGCTGTAAAGATCAGGTTGTCCCGTGACTGGACAAACTGCTGTTACTTCATCTGACCAGAATTCAACACACGTTGCTTTTGTGTCGATTCTTTCCAAACCTTGATACCCAGATACACCCTGATGGGTGAGAGCGCTGAGTTCAGCGCCCCCTTCCCAATCAGGATTTTCTGAATCCAAGAAGCGAGGTTTCTCTTTCACTTGAAACTGCGCTTCTTTGCTGCTGTTGCAGGTGCCTTGCGTCCGGTTGTCTTCTGTCCGATCTTCGCACTGTCAGCAGCACGCAGAACCTGGACATCATTCTGCATGTTGCCTTGATACTCACGCTGCGTAACTGTAGCAACGACAGGCAACCCAACGAGTTCAGGTGAAGTAATGAGATCCGAGTCCTCGTCGTACTCGAAATCGATCTCATCTACTGGGAACCCAAGGTTTGCCAGATCATTCCTCATGCGGAACAGCGCCTTGGGTGAGTGACTCCAACGTGCCCACAGCATCCGGTCATTGAAGTCACCTGCATCTGTGACCTTCAGAGTCAACTGCACGTATGGGTACTTGTCCTCTGAATCTGGCCACACCATCTTTGCCTCGCTGATAACGCACTCGTACTCGCCTTTCGGCAACGCTTCGAAATCTTTGACATCCGAAAAGTCGACCGTTACTTTACCCATCTTAATCCTCCGAATCACTTGATATGCAGGGTGTCAAACAGTTTGGTCATCGTGGGATCGACTATTTCATCTGGTGCCTCGACACCCCATGGTGTGCGGACCTTCGTACGAATCTTAGCATAATTCTGCAGGAGCATCATCCTTTCTACGTCGCCGTTTCCGTTCTCCATCATGGTGAGATATCCGACTACTGACATGAGACCTGGGATCTCTACTGCTGCTTTACCTGCCATCGATGGAATGATGACCGAACCTTCCTTTGGATATATCGCATCTCTCTGATGGGAAGTGTAGAACACGTGCACTGGCAGGTCCTTTAGGTATCTAGTAAACCTGCGCAATTGTACCATTGCTGTTCCGTAGTCACCTTCCTGAATCAGGTCTGGTTCTTTCTCTCTACTTGGGCGCCCATCGTTGAGACAATTCATCAGCATGAGAATGTGTACCTCTGACAACGAGTCAACTGCTATTGACCTGAAACCTTCGTCGTTGTCGCGCACACGCTCGTAGAAGTTATTGAAGTCATCTGGCCAGTCAGTAAGAGGAATCCTCACCCAATCTGTTCCCTCGCCTGGCAATCCTTCCAGCGTATCCTCTCCGCCTCCATCAAAGTCGCCGATTGCAATAGGTGCTGTGCGCTCATCCAACGCCGCTGTACCAAGCAACCGCGTCTTGCCGGCATTGGGTGCTCCGAAGAACAATGCTTTAATCCGGCGAGTTGACCCGTTTGCTTTGCGAGGTCGTGCCACTACTTGTCGCTATCGTCTGGATGACTCACATTGGTAGCATAGATTGCTGCTGCTTTTGGTGAGTTACCTCTGTCGATTGCGTGCTGATAGTTGCTTTTCCATTCTGGTGACTCGTTCTCATGCTCCTCTGGAACGTCGACTTTCTTTGGAGTCGGTGGCATTACACTCCTTCCCATTTCTCTGACAACACACGCTTGGGAATTTGGATCCTTGGCGGAATTAC